GATAGGGTAATCACATGAAAGTTGCCGCATACGCCATCTCGTTAAACGAGGAAAAGCACGCTGCCCGCTGGGCTGAAACTACAAAGGACGCGGACTTCCGCCTTGTATGTGACACTGGATCCACAGATAGAACGGTTGAGATCCTACGCGAGCACGGAGTAATAGTTCACGAGATTAGCGTCAAGCCTTGGCGCTTTGACGTTGCACGCAATACCGCACAGAGTTTACTACCCGACGACATAGACGTATGCTTGTCTTTAGATATGGACGAACTTGTAGATGAAAACTTCTTTGAGGAAGTTAAGAAGCAGTGGGTAGACGGAGCTACAAAAGGTTGGTGTGAGTTTGACACCGGACACGTTTGGTGGGGTTGCCGTCTTCACTCACGACATAAGATGTATTGGAAATATCCAATTCACGAGGTATTTGTTCCTTCGCTTGATACACAAAATGTTAGCTGCCAAATTCACGGAGTTAAGATGTATCATAAGCCTGATGACACTAAGTCGCGCGGACAGTATCTACCTATGCTTGTTGCCGCGTCAAAGGAGTTTGGAGAGGATCACCGCATCTGGGTCTACCTATGTCGTGAATACTACTTCTATAAGCAGTGGGAACTTGTTATCAGCGCGGCTGAAAAGGTTACAGAGTTTAGCAAGGACTGGTACATCGAGCGTGCAGCCGTGTGTCGTTGGGCCGCGGAGGCTTCGCGCAACATAGGTAAGAAAGAAGAGGCGCACGTTTGGGCAGACAAGGCAATTGAGATTGATCCTTGCGGAGAAAATTACTACGAGAAGGTCCGCTGCTACTACGACTCCGGTGACTGGGGCGGAGTCTGGGAGACGTGTAAGCTTGTCGCCGCGTGTGACAAGACGGATCACTATCTTTCATCCGAGGCGCTATGGCGTTGGCAACTTGACGACATGCGTGGGCTATCCGCGCACTACCTAGGTGATAGAGATAAGGCTGTACAATATGGTGAGTTGGCGGTTGCAGGTAGCCCTGACGACGAACGCCTAAAGACAAACCTAAGGTTCTATAAAGCAGGAATCGAGGCACAACTAAATGGAACAGCCTGATGTATTTGTTGCAGTTCTTGTAAAGCAAAAAGAAGCTGTATTACCTCTATTTCTTGAATCACTTGAGGCTTGGGATTACCCTAAGGAAAAATTATTTCTCTACATCCGCACGAACAACAACACCGACAATACCGTGCAGATCTTAGACGACTGGATAGAGAAGAACGTTCATCTTTATAAAGGCTGCGTGTACGATAAGCAAAATGTCGGCGAGGCGGTAGAGCGTTTTAAGCAGCACGAGTGGAACGGCGAACGATTTAGGGTCCTTGCAAAAATTCGTCAACAAAGTTTTAACGAGTGCCTTGATACTGACTGCAAATACTACTTTGTGGTTGATGTTGATAACTTTATATTCCCGGAGACGCTCAACGAGCTTATTAAGTTAGACCTGCCTATCGTAGCTCCGTTTATTCGCTACGCGGTTGCGTTTGGCGATAATGTAGACGACGAGGAAACTGCAAAGGAACGCGAAGGACACCTTGGACAGTACTACGCTAACTACCATCACATCGTAGACGACTACGGCTCAATCGTCGCAAACGACGCCTACTACCAGGTGCTAGAGCAAAAGGTTAAGGGACTTATCGAGTGCATGTGCGTTCACTGCACGTATCTTATTAAGCGCGAACATCTTTCAGAGCTTTCGTATTTAGAGGATTCTGATCGCTGGGAGTACATGGTGTTCTCAAACTCCGCGCGCGATAAAAATATTAAACAGTATCTAGATAACAGAACTATCTACGGTATCCTTACGCTGTCAGAAAACGCAGGCGCATCGCGCTGGTGGTACGAGTATCTAAAGGATAAAGAAGATAGAGCTGTGGCGTATAAAGATCGCTGGCTACAGTAGCGGTTTTTCCTTCTTAGGCTTCTTTTTCTTTTCTTTATCGCGCTCGCTCTTTGCTAGCTTCTCTTCACGTTGAATATGATACGCGTCAACCGCGTTTGCGCTTGTGCGTGAGCGCCAGGTAAAGTCACAAGCCTCGCATTGAACAAGACGCATGGTTGCCCAACGTCCTCCACCTGGAACATCTACTACCAATGTCTTAAGTTTATTTGGTCGTGCGTTGCAGTAAGGGCACTGTGGAAAACGTTGTCTACGAGATTCCTGTCCGTTCCAGGATACGGAAAGTGTACGACGAATTTCTCCTTCGTCTTTTCCTCCCCAGATTCCCCAGATCTGCTTGTGCTCTAACGCCCACTTCAAACATTCTTTTCGTACAGGACACGAGAAGCAAAGATTCTTTGCCTGGTATTTTTCTGCAGGCTCGGATGAAAAGAAGAAATCTCTGAAATCCTCGTTTACCTGTTGTCCGCATGCTGAGTCTTTTTGCCAACTAAGATCTAGTGATCCGCTCATTCTGCGATTACCTCGACCCACGTAATAGGAGTCAAGCCATCTACGCTATCGCCTTCGCGTGTTTCACCGTCTTCATCGCACGCGGTTAATTCATTATCGCCGTCTACTTCTCCCGCGTAACCGTAGTTAATCAACGCGGAGTCAAGATACTTAAATCCGTTGCCTAATGACACGGATATACCATCGCGTTGTAGTGCAGACGCGAGTGCGCGACGAATAAGCTCGTTCTCTAGATCTATATGATCCTCTGTGAAGAAGGTAACCGAATGAGCGTGTAAAGGCTCGTAGCCTTCACCCGTCCATTCCTTCCACAAAAGCTCACCTATACGTGAGTCTTTCACAATTCCCCTTAGCGCTATCGTCGTTAAGGGAATATTACACTGAAAGGTGGATCTTCGCGTGGATAAACGCAGATTATTTTACTGCAATAAATTACCTCAGGTCAGGTGTAAAAGTGTCTCTAAGCGTCACTGAGCAACGCCTACATGTTGTTGTAGGTGCCGAGCTGGAGTACGCCGTTGACGTCAGGCCATAGATATTGGTAGTACTCTGGGCGATAACCTTTATCCTCTGGCCAGCCGAACTGAGAGTACCACTCGTACTCCTTGCGCAATAAAGCAATGCGGTGGGTAGAGGCAATTTGCTCATAGGTGTCCTTATCCTTAAACCAGTAAGGGAAGGTTAATTCGTCGCTGATACGTCCTAGCTCAAGCGCGCGGATTAGTGTTCCTTCAATCTTAGGAATCATCGTAGATTTATAACCGCGCCTAAGCCACTCGTCACACATGGTAGTTGCGTATAAGGCTAAAGCTTTCTCGTGGCCTTCCCACATCTTTGCCGCAGGGTGATTACGCCAACCTTTAGGGTCACGGTGTTCTCCTTGTGGGTTTAGCGAAGTAAGAACTAGCATAAGCTGCCATGCCTCAAGTACCTGTTTGTTAAGGCGCTTGTTATCTAACTCCTGGGCAATGCGCTCAAAGGAGTCGGTATGAGGTACAAATGTTTGCATGTATTCGTCCGTTCGTCATTTTAGTAAATTATAACAGGAACTACAGCTCGTCGGGCGTAGGCTCCTCGTGTACGGGTTCTTCCTCTAGCTCGTCAATCTCATCTTCCCCATCTATCTCAACAGAAGAGATGTAAATTCCTACTACTGTTAGTCTTCCGCAGACGTAGCAATCCGACACCGCGCCTGGAGATAATTCAATCGGAACCGTAACGCTTATCAGACGAGTAATGATATTACCGTTGATATCTACACTATCAGCTTCCCATAGACTGTTTTCGTCTATCCAGCATCTTTCACAGATCGGCACGAGACTGTCATCGTACGTGCGGATATGCTTCATTCGCTAATAGTCTCCATAGGGCTACTGTACCACTTTTTCTTAGCGTAGTGTCTGGAGAATCCCTTATCCGCGTCGATAAGATATTCCCGATCTCCGATTAACTCTGCGTCTGGCCCTTGTGGATTACCGTCAAGTGAATCCTTGATAGCCTTACCAATCCAGTTTGCAGCCTGCACAGGAACAGCCTTGCCCCATACAGCCGCAAGGTGTGAGTAGTCACGTGCGCTTTCAATATTCCAATCATCAGGAAGACCTTGCATGCGAGCAGATTCTCTGTGCGTAATAAGTCGTGGCTGCGTCGGGTGAACAACGTGATCTAGCGCAGAGCCTGTTAACACGTTACACCAGTGATCTTCCTTCCAGCGATATGGCTGAGAAAATCCAAGCTTAAAATCTTTACGAATAACGCGAGGAGAAATGTCGATCCATTTCTGAGGGAACTTACCGTCGTTTAAGTCTACCGCTTTTTTAAGTGCGCCACCTGTATCGCCGTTCCCTTCCCAGCCATCATTTCCGATGATGCTAAAGATCTCTTCAATACGTTGGGCGTGAATATTTGATTTACCGATATGTCCGTCAACCATACCGTTTTTTGTGCGCAGATGCTTAACATACTTTGACGGAGATGGCGCGGTGTACTTTTGCTTGTTCCACGTCTGAGGCATCTCCGCAAGATCACCGATGATGTCCATAATACGTGGAAGTTGTTTCGGTTCGGTGATTGGTGTTGAAAACTTAAGACCAGATTCAACTGCTACCCAGAAGTAGCGCGGGCGATATGAAAATCCGCCAACCTGTAGGTTGTTTTCCTTAACATGGTACAGATCATATTTTTTACCGGAGACTTGCTCAACCATGTCGCGATACTTAACCATTACGTCGCGTCCCTGTGTGTATGCCTGTTGAACGCACTCAAAAACAATAGCGCGTGGTTTTACCCGTCCTGCGTATTTCATAAAGGCTACGGTGTGCTCGTGCGCCTTAGAGTCAGGTCCACGATTAGCAGGGCCAGACCATACAGACCAACCAGAGCAAGGAGGGCAACCCATAACTACATCTGCCTTTTGTACTCGCCATTCATTAGGATCATCTGAAAACTCTGCAGTCCAATCATCTCCAAGAAGATGACGGTTGTTTTCTGCAACGACGTTTCCAAAGTTTAACGTTCCGGTGCGTTGAATCATCTTCATGTCATTCTGGACAAAACCAAGACTCATGAACGCGGCAAGCCCATTGCAGTCGATAAATGTATGTTGTGACAAGGCAGTAACCTTTCGTAGTTCCTAAGGTAGGACCTTATACCGACTTACCATTTACCGCGTGCTATCTACGCAGAAATATTGGCATTCTTTTCTAGCTCGAGCATACCTACCTCGTAGCCACAACCCGCGTATCCCGCGATATCAATCCATGTATCTGCCTGGAACCCTGACTTATTCGCGTAACGTGCAACCTTTAACCCGACCATCATCATCGCGACATCTTCATTTGATATCTCGACACCAAGGATCATCGACCATACCTTTGAGATACGGGCAAAGTTTTCCTCAGGACCTCCGTATTGTGTGTCCCTGTCTCCTGTGATGATCTTTGCGGCCTCACGTAGTGCCTCAACACGGTACTGAACTACTGCGTCGTTCTCTGTCATTTATCTTCTACCTTCGTACGAATAGTAATGATTCCTGTAAGTATCTTACCGTTGTCAAGTTTATCCTTGATCTGCAACTCCGAGTCCATAGGCAGGGTTGCGTTTTCGTCACCACAAAAATCCTGCCAACGCTGCTTAGCACCTTCCATAATCTCAGTCAAGGTAGAACCTGTAATAAAAAATTCAACTGTAGATCTCATTATTGAACTCTCTTCTGAAGTTGATGAGGTGAATAGTGAGCTCCATCAAGGATAGGTTCCTTATCGTCGTTAGACTTAAAGATGATGTCGCCGTAGCGAATTCCTACAACCTTACCTCTGCGTCCGTTGTGCATAGAACCTGTAGACCCTTGATACGCATCAAGCTTTACGCGTACCTGATCTCCTACGGTAATTGCTCCCGGTTGCGCATCAATCCATACCTCGTTGGCAACCTCAGGGGTTACCGCGTGACCAAGCGCTAGCTTGTTAAATAACACAAGTACTTCTTTTTGCTGAGGATCAGATAATTTTAGAGGCTCCCATGCAGCAAGAAGTTTTAGCAGCGCATTTCCCACGCCAACCTTAACCTTTGCCTCCTGCATCTGTTGTTTAATCCATTGCTCGTTGATCTCAGGCATCGTGTCCATCCTCCTTTGGTAAACATTTTGAGCACATTTCTGGGCTCGCGCCACGACCTACGTCGTCAATTGCGCGCTGGCATAGAGCACACTTTACTCCAATGTCCTTAACCTTGTAGCCGTCTAGCTGACGTTGCTTGTTACGTTCCATCTTTTCAAGATAGAACTTATCGAGCATCTCGTCTGTTCCACCTGCCGCAACGATAATGTTTGCGACAAAGTGCAAAACGTCAACAGCTTCCTTAATTACTTCTTCTCTGTCCGCATAAGGAGCGTCGTGTTGCCAAGGCTTCCATGAGATCGCTTGGCGCATCTCTGCAAGTTCATCGTCTACCGCTAGCATATTCCAGCGTAGGTACTCTACAAACTTACGGATGTTCTGAGGCTTATCGCCTTCCATTTCTTCATAGTTAATAAAGTACACATCCTTTTGAAGATCACGTGTACGCTTTAACCAGCTATTGAACAAGATGGACATTAGTTTGCTCTTTTCTCGTGAATAGGTCTAGTGCTTGTGATAAGTTGATTGCTGCGTCTCTACGTGTAGGTATATTTATAATGTATGAATCACGTTGATCCTTGGCAAGTTGAACACGCTCTTCCTGCGACATACTTTCAATACTAGATGCAAGATGCGTCCATGAAGAACCAATAAGCTGGCTTTCCTTCCAGTCTGTTGCAATAGGAGTTAGATTATTCATGCATTGTATATATCTGTAGCTCCACCACGTACTAGAAGAATAAGGAGGAATAAGAGCTCCTAGACCAGAGGATATCTGCGTAGATACCTGCTCGTCTGTCCATGCCTTATTCCATTTCATAGGGACTGTCGGATGTGTAAGAGTTGACGTAGTAGACTTAACCCATTTAGTTGAGTAGTTTTCTACAACCCACTTGTCACGCCGCTCGATCTCAATCATGTCCTGAGTAGAAATTAAATATGAGTCTAAGTTGATTCCTACAAGCGAGTTGCCTGCACCTTCTGGTAAACAGTCTGCAACGTGTTTCATGTCGTCAGTCCACGGCAGTGCGGGGTACAAGGTAGTTGGCCATTTCTTATTTAGAAGATCGTCTATAACGTCTATAAGGTTTTGAAGCATGTTTGGCTGCGCTGCAGAGCTAAATCCCTTGCGATACGAGTAGAAAGGCTTGGTAAGGTTGTCAGGCGTCTTACTCATAGCGCGTAGGCTCGCGGTAATCTTTGCAGGTTCCGGTGCATCAATAAATAGATGAAGCTTTGGAGAGTCTAATAAAACGTCAATAACACTCAATGCGCCGTAGACGTGGTTTGCACTTAGACTTGTTATAGGACTAATTCCAACAAGTACGGAGTCATATTGTTCAAGATCTTTTAAGTTCCAGGAGACCTCAGGATTTTCCTGTATAACCTCATGGCCTTGCTGTTCAAGAACTAGCTTCATTACTCCCGCAAAAGATAACGAGCGCGAGTTAGCCTTCTCTGAAGCATGAGAAGCACTCATTCCTGTGATAAGAATTTTACTCATACAAGTGTACCGTCTGCCTTCAATGCACGGCCTTTATCCTCGGCAACCGCACGCTTAATGATACGGTCACAGTGTTCAACAAACGCGGTGTACTCTGGGATATAAGGCGCAAGAGCAGCGCGCTGAGCCATTGCAGTTGCGTGCAGCTCTGTATCCGACATCTTTTCAACGTCAGAGATCTTTAGCTTATACGCATCACCAAGTGGATCACCTTCGCCCTTATCAGTTACAAGGATAGAGCCAACGTGCGCTGCGTATAGGAAACGACTACGCCACCAGCCAGATCCAGCGTGTGGATACGGTGGAGAAAGAATCCCCCAGTGTCTATTGTAAAATTCAAGTACGTCTTGCTCTGTAGCAAATCTCTGTCCGCCAAGCTTCTTAATAAGCTTACGACTTCCTACGATCTCAACTTGCCAGTCTGGACTCTTTCTTTCAAGCCATGTATCGTGCGGCATAAGAGCTCCAAGAACCCATGCACGCTTTTTCTCCGTAGGAGGAAGCGCGGTAACAGGTTGTAGCGTTGGAATAACAGTTGACGTCGGGTCTAACGCCTCGATAGGTCCTACTGCATCTGGCATACGCTTGCGTACGATAGCTCTGTCACCGAAGGAATACATAGGACAAACTGGAACCATACCTGCAAGCCAACGTTCTGCGATAAGATCTCGTGATGCCTCAACTAAACGTTTTTCATAAGGCTGTACGTTTTCGTCTGAGTCCATCATGTAGTAGCGTTCGATGTAGCACTTTTTTGCCGCCGCAGGGTTTGCTTCTTTGACTCGCTCGAGTGCTGCCTCGATATCTGCACGACTAAAGTAAGTTGCGCCTTCTTCACCGCGATGTTCAGTTCCTACAAGCAGATGCTTATACAGCATCTCTGGTTTACGAATTAAAGCACGAGCACCGTTGAACACGGTGTTAAACTGCCAGTCATCAAAGAATCCTACACAAGGTAATCCAGATGACAAAGTATAAAGTGCGCCCATTGCACCTTGACGCCCGTTAAGTGAGTTCAACGGTGCAAGGTTTACCCATGCAACATCATAAGATGAAAGATCCTCACCCGGTGTGACCTTGCGCCAATCAACATCATGGCCAGCTTCACGCAATGCTTTTGCGATAGAAGCAGGCACGTCAATCTTTTGGATCGTACGCTTCTCTGTGTTAATTTGGAGCGCGGTAAATCCTGTAATTAGAACCTTCATGCCCACTACCTTTCTAAGTAGATTTGGAGTATCACCTATTCACTGTACCAGGAATAGGTGATAAACCAGACTTACTTAGAGTGCTATTTAGAACGGAGCAGAAGGTGGAGCTGCTGCAACTGCTGGCGCTGGTGCTTCTGCTACTGGAGCAGCGGCGGGCGCTGGAGCTGGTGCAGGTGCAGGCGCTGGTGCAGGCGCTGCAGCAGCAGCAGTTGTAGGAACTCCCGCTGCGGCTGTAGCTACGTAGTACATCTTAATTTCGTTCTTCTTTTGGCCCTGCCATGTGCGAGAGCCAACCTGTGCACGAAATGCGCGTCCCTTAGCAGCTTGCTCGATTGCAGCGTTAGAAGGACTTGTTGCAAAGAACTCACGGCCTAAACCGAGAGCTGCCATCTTGCGGAAAAACATACCAAGAGCAGCAGGTGACTCTGGAGTAACAACTAAGTTATCCCAAACAAGACGCTTATTGTGTGCGCCGCCCTGGACCTGTGCTTTAAGCGAGAACATAGTCTTGCCCGATTGTGAAACCTTTGCGACGATTTCTTGAACTACAAGATCGTAGTCACCGTCTGGTAGTGGTTCGAAACTGCCTACATCTCCGGCGTCTTTTACAAGATCGCCCCAATTGAGTGAACTCATCTGGTTATTCTCCTGACTTAGTTGTTGGTGGTGTTACTGCTGGTGTACTTGGACCGAAAATCATGTCAAGCATGCGTTCGATACCAAGGTTTTCTTGTTCAACGATCTTTCCAAGTCTACCTTGTACTCGCTCGCCTGCTTCGTATTCGTCTGTACGCTCTACGTACATACGACGTGCCTTAAACGGTGATTGCAGTGGGTCCGGATTAGGAAACGTTTCTACTGTAATTGCGCCAAGGATGTCATAGAAGTATGGTGCTTGAATTGCAAGCTGACCCTGTAGATAAGGACGTGAACGTCCGTCTGCTCCAGGTCGTGCCATAGCAGTTAGTACAACAGCTTCTAACGGCTGTGTAGGGTGCATTGTAAGGTCACGTAGGTCACGCAATAGCGCACCCATGTGACGAAGCAACTCGCCCCATTGTTGCATCTTCATTTGTTCAGTACCTGCGATTGAATCCATGCACTTCACTTGAAGTTCAGAGATGGAGTCAATGATAAGTGACTTGAACTGATGCTTTCCAGTTTGTAACCACTGGAATGTTTTGAGAACAACATCGTAGTCGCGAACGTTAACGACTACCGTATCCCAGGTGCCATCGGCAACTGGAGGTTCTTCTCGAATAGGGTCCCAGTACTTAACGGTGATAGGTAGGAATCGATGCCCACCCTCAACGTCAAGCATGAGACGCGGATATGGTGCGGTTACCGCGAAGGTTGATTTGCCAACCTTTGATTCGCCGTAAACCATGATAGTCAACGAACGTTGTACGTCAGACATCACTGTTTCCTTTCATCTCTTTGTGTGTGTTTAACATTATTAAGCGTTACCCTTCTTCTCTTCTGCGCCGTAGTAGGCGTATGGGTCAGAAGGTTGGAACGCGTCTTCAAGTGCAGCCTCAGCCGCGGACCCGTCATCAAACATCGGACATATAGAGAAGAATGAGCATTTCCACTTGCAATCGCGTGAAGGACTTGGGTACACGATAAATCTGTGATCTCCACCTTCATCAAGTGCCTTACGTGCATCCATCATGTTAGTTAAAACACCGTGGATACGTTGCCAAAATGAGCGCAAGGCAAAAACGTTATGACGAACTTCAATTTGTTCGTAGAAAGGCGGCTTTGCGTTTGCAGAGCGCTTAACCTTCTTTAACATAGTAAAGATTCCGCCTTCAGAGCGTTCGCCTTCTTTGTTCTGCGCAGTTTCTAACATCATGTATGTAAGAATCTGTTCATTCATGTGTGCCATCGCAGAGAAGTCAGTAAACGAACCTCCCACGGTCTTAAAGTCTCTAAACATACGCACTCCGTCAGCCTTACGACGTACACGCATATCAATCTTACCTTGTAGGATAACCTCGCCGTTAAGCAAAGGCATCTCGATGATCTCTTCAGTAGAAATCATCTCTAGTTCAGAGTCAATACCGTTTTCATCAACCCAATCAAGGTAACCTTCAAGCATGATGCGACCAAGCTCAGCCTCAGAGTCTAGGTCGTACGTATCGCGGAATGAAGCCTCAAGAATTAACTTATCTTTCACGACAAGTTCAGAGTGAGCCTCAAGAAGTGGGATGCCTTTGCCGTAGTACATATCAAGCGCCTCGTGAACGCGAGAACCAAGTGCAAGTGCTCCTGTCATCTGTTGAGTTCTAGGTTGTAGGCGACGATAATATGATAACCACCATCTCCTACGGCAATCTTTGAAGGTTTGGATTTCTGAGTTTGAGATTCTTACCGGCTGGGTCATAGCTTTCCTGCCTTATCGTCTTTAAGTAGTGAGAGAAGCTTATCTTTATCTTTTACGATTTGTTCAAAATTATCAGCCTTAGTTGATAAAACTTGAATTACTCGTTCCTCGATAGAACCATCTGTAACATAGTCCGTGACGATAATTGAGTCGTGGATTTCAGATCCGATACGGTGAACACGGTCAAGTGCCTGCTTGTGATCTACAAGTGACCATGGACGCTGTAGCATTACTAAACGACGAGCCGCGGTAAGTGTAATGCCAACACCGCCAGCCTGCGCTGTAAAAAGTATCCACTTGATCTTGCCAGATTGGAAGTCGTCAACCGCCTGTTGACGTTCGTCCTCGTCCTGGGCACCAGTGATGAGACCATGTGGAATCTTAGCCTTAGTCATTTCTGCACTAAGTAAATCAATCAACTGACGTGACACCGCGCATACCGCAACGGAGTCATCTCCAAAGTCGCCGTTTGAGATATCGTCCATAAGTGAATCAACCTTACAGGAAGGCTCGGCAAGAATTGCACGCATCTCTCCGGTATCTTCATTTACGTCCATAGTTGCGTATGAACTTGCAAACTGAAGTAAACGAATTGTCTGCGTTAATGCTGAAGGTGCGGTAATTGCATCTCCGGATTCTAATTCTGCAATCATCGTGTCACGCATCTGGTCATAAGCTTTCTTTTGCTTAGTAGACATTTCAATATCGCGACGTTCAAACATCATTTCAGGAAGCCAAGGCAATACCTTTGCCTTAAGCATACGACGCATGCGTGGATTTATAGTTGCGTAGAACTCTTGTTCCATGTGAGGCTTTACACCTAACACCATCATGCCGCCAAAGGCATTCAACATCACGTTAACCATGCGGTCAACCCAACGTGTCTTGCTTGGCCACTCTTCAGGCGATAACCAGTGAAGGATTGACCATAGATCTAAAACGTTGTTTGCGATAGGTGTACCTGTTAAGGCAAAGCGAATATCCGCATCACCTGTTGCGGCCCATAAGGCACGTGATTGCTTAGATTTTGGCTCCTTAGAGCGGTGAATCTCGTCTGCGACTACAGACTTAAAGTCAATCATGTTAAGTTCTCGCTTGTGAACCTCGCAGCGATTTATAGTAACCTTCTCGTCATGTCCGCCGCATTCTTGACACCGCGCGAGGGCAATAGAGCCGTAGGAAGAAAGTCTAGAATGAGAGCGCAAGGACTCCCAGTTAATAACGTATACGTCAGCCTCTTCCTCGAAGACTTTACGGCGTTGAGTTGCTGAGCCTTTAATAACCTCTACGTCAACTCCAGGCCACCACATATCGAACTCGCGCTTCCAGTTCTTCTTTAACGTGTTAGGGCAAACGATTAAGGCAGGAAATACATCTTCCCCGTTATCCTGTAGTTGTTTTAATGCTCTAATTGCCTGCGCTGTCTTGCCTAAACCAGGTTCATCTGCTAATAATGCTCTACGGGCTACCGATAGGAATTTGACGCCTGCACGCTGATGCGGGAACAGGTCCTCGTTGCCCTCTTCCAGGGTTTCTAGGTCACGTAACGTGTTCGCCGGGGTAATACGTGTGGCTACCTCGTTGGAAGCCCAGGCGGTCAATCTAGGGCCAATTTGAAGGTCAGTTTTGAAGGTACTACGTAACGCCAAGCATGTCGCCCAACTTGTAGGCACGTTCCATACCTGAGTTCTTGCGTCCCACTTTGCTCCAGGAATACTTTTGCAAAGTTCCTTAAGACGCCACTCAGTATTGATAATTACGTGCTTGCCCGACTCGTCAAGCTCTACGTCAACTGGCACTGTTTGTCGTTCCTTTCGTCATTATTTCGCTATACTAACAGGATTTTGCAGAAGTTGTTTATTGTTTCTGCTTAGTATCTACTTTATTTATTGTAGGAGCCTTCTAGGGATCCA